CACGCATGCAACACGGGTTCGATTCCCGTAGACGCTACAAATTGAAAATCAAGCGGTTATCTATAAAGATAGCCGCTTTTTTTGTGTTGTTTTTGGTGGGTATATTAGCCAAAAAACGGCATAAAACAGCATAAAACGGCACAAAACGGCTCATGTTTTTGCACATCCTTTGCACATCCTTTGCACAAAAGTGGCTATATTTGCACGAGAAAACCAATCGGTTAGCCTTTTTTCAGAGGCATTAAAAAACAAATATATGAATAATATATCGTTTTATTTGGATAAAAGAAGGAAAAAAGATGATGGAGTATACCCTATACGCATATACCTTTGTCATCGTAAAGCAATATTCGTTTCCACGGGGCTTTCGGCACACGAGGACGAATGGGAAGGAAAATATATTTCTGCGAAATCAAGGAATGCAAGGGCGCGTAACTCAATGCTGCGGAATATACTTGATAGGGTGGAAACATTGGTTATTTCGCTTTCGAAGGACAAGAAGCTTCCTTTTATGAGTGACAAGGAACTTGCCGCAGCCATAAGGGAAGAAATATCAGGCGAACCTGCCAAAAAAGAAACGTTCGTGGATTTCATCGGGAGGTATGCGGTAAAGCAAAAAAAGGAGAATACAAAGACTGTTTACCTTTCTACTAAAGAAAAAGTATTCCAATATGATGGGAACGCTACATTTCAAACCATTGATTTGAATTGGTTGGAAGGTTTTGATTCATGGATGGAGGGGAACGGGCTGTCTGTAAATTCGAGATCAATACACCTTCGTAACATACGTACGGTCTTTAATGAGGCAATAGACAACGGAGAGACATCATTCTATCCGTTCCGGAAATTCAAGATAAGGAAGGAAGAGACCCGCAAACGTTCCCTTTCGGTGGATGACCTTAGGGTTATTAGGAATTACCAGGGTGAAGATTTTATAAAGGAGTACCAAGACATGTTCATGCTCATGTTTTATCTTATTGGTGTAAATAGCATAGACTTGTATAAGGCGTCTCCGGACAGCATAGTGGACGGGAGGTTTGAGTATAAGCGTTCAAAGACCGGAAGGTTGTTTTCAATCAAGGTGGAGCCGGAAGCCATGGAAATCATAGAACGTTATAAAGGGAAGGAGCACCTGTTGTATGTGGAGGACCTTAAAGATTACCGTACTTATACCTATGCCATGTGCCGTGGGCTGAAGAAGCTTGGGGAGGTTGAGGTAAAAGGAAGGGGAGGGAAGAAAGAGAGGAAGCCGCTATTCCCAGACATCTCTACGTATTGGGCCCGCCATACATGGGCCACGATAGCCGCGTCATTAGATATTCCTAAGGAAACAATTTCGGCTGCGCTTGGCCATGAAATAGGGAGCAGGGTGACATCCATTTATATAGATTTCGACCAAAAGAAAGTGGACGAGGCCAACCGGAAAGTTATGGATTATGTCCTGTATGGAAAGGAGTGACGAAAAACGTCTGTATTTATGTTGCAAGACAATGGATAATAAACTATATTTGCAGTATGTGGAAAGAGAAATTAGGCAATTATTTGATTGATGTTTCCAAGTACTTTCTTACTGGTGTGTTTGTCGCATCGTTGGTTAAAGACTTGGAGGAAATAAGATGGCTTATTTATGTGCTTAGTGGAAGTGTGGCAGCCGTTTTATTGTTATTAGGTTTAATTCTAACGAATAAAAAGGAGGATAAATGATGGGAAGTTTAATTATTCTAGGAATGGTAGGAATACCATGCTTGGTGGCTCTCCTTTGGTTCTTAACCCCGTCCGGCAAGCGCTGGCTGAAGGATAACCACATGATTTGACGGATTCTTTTATATGTGATTGTAGTCGTCAGGGGAGCTGTTAAAGCTTCCCTTTCTTGTGGTCAGTATTTTGCCCGTTTTATCCTTGTAATCGTTCTTTTGAGTTCATTGGCAAGTTTCTCCGCATTCTCGATTTCGCGCGTCAGTTCGCTTTTTGGAATCCAAATCTTGTCCAACATGTCCCCGTCCCCGGTGCAAAGCCAGGTGATGTTCAGTTCCGGGTATTTTGAATGTATTCTCGATATGATGTCAGTCCCCATGGTTCCCGGCCTTCCTTTTGTAGCCGTATTGGCAATATACTTGTTCGACAGCCCGCATGTCTTTTCAAACTGGCTGGTCCCGGTTATCGTTTTATTCTGTTTCAGGTAAAGCACGAATTGCCTTAACCTGTCAATAGCTCTTTCTTCCATTTCTTATTATTCCGTATAATATCTTATAATATACTTTATTTCCCTATCTTTATTTGGTGGATGAGGTGTCAACTATGATTTTGTATGAAGGGAATCAGGATGGTAATCGCTCGTAATACGTACATAACCAGATGGAAATTGTACATATTTTTCTTTCGTAAATTTTAATATCAAATCACCTAAAGAGCGTCCAGAAGTCCCTTTTTGGTGAATTTTCGACACAACAGAGTAATATACGTTTGTCATATTGGGTAGTATACTTGATTTTAAATTGTTTGGTTTGTCTAAAATCATAAAAAGTGAATTTACAACTACATCAATTCTGTCTTTATTCAATCCATCTTTTATAGCAACATTTAAGGCATCTATGTATCCATCTATTGCGTATTGATCGAAATATGTCTCCTTATCCATTTTCATTGCATAGTTAAATACGGATGTAAATGTTATATCTGATTGCATATACTTCAAACTATTTTCAAGTTCCAAATAATCATCCTTCAACTTTTGATTCTCTGCTTTTATCACTTCAACTTCTTCCCTAACCTTTTCTTCTGCTTTTTCTACTTTTCTATTAAAATCCACCACTGTATATATATTCCAACCAAGTAATACAGTTACAGGAATGGACACTATAGTTGCTATTGTACCTATCATACCTTCATCACCATTAAAACAAAAAGGATTTCGCATATAGGCGCATAGAAAAGCAGCAATAGCAATAATAATAGTAATGGTACATGCAATCTTTATACCTTTACTATCATTGCTAAGCCATGCCCCGATTAATGAAATTGTCGCCAACATTACAATTAGAGAAAATCCTGCAATTATACAAGCATCCATACGTTTATTTATTTAATATTTGGATAACCTTATCTTTTATACCGTTCTATATTTTTCTCTATCAACTCTTTTGATGGAGAATAAAAGAAATACCAGTCTTTATTTTGTTCGTCTTCTACCGATGCGATGTAAATTTGTTGTTTGTATTCTTGATACCAATGAATGTTATTCCCAACACTAGTCAATCTTTTATACCTTTCATCCATGCTATTGGCGGCATCAAGAAAATACGAAACAGTATTTTCGAGTTTTTTTACATGTGATACTACGATGGTTAGTTTTTCATCGTTGAAAAGGTAGTGGTGAAGAACATTTCCTTCTCTACAAGTAAGAACATTTTCTACTTCATTCGTTACAGAACTGCACATATCTTTGACTTCTGAATACGTCTTGTCAAATTGTAATATTGGATTTCCGCAAAAGTCATTTATAGGTGTAATGTGCAAAGTGCACTCTGCTTTATTTTGACCGTATGAAACTATGACCTTAGTAGTTCCTACTTTATATGCCTTTATTTCTATTTTATCATTACTGGTGCTTGCATAGGCATAAAAATCATCTTCTATTCTTATGTTGCACTTATCAAGTTCAATGCCATCAACAGAAAGATAAGCGGTGCCATTATAAGGTATATCTAAATTGCTTTTATCCAACTTTATTTCTACAACATCTAGCTCTATCTCTTTAGGTTCATAATTAGGATTAAGCCATGTGTTATTTAAGAATAATTGAAGTTTTTGGCTCAATATTGATTTAAAACTATTTTTTTCATATTCTTCAAATAGCGCATTCCCCTTTATACTTTCCTTAAACTTTAAAAGTTTTTCAACTTGCTGCATATCATCTAAAGACTCTATTTCCAAGTTCTTTCGGAAGAATATCATTACATCTTTTCCTGCTTTTAAATGCTCATTAATTTCCTCTACACTTCCACTTATGTCAGTATCAGTGGGAGTTCCTAATTTTGAACCAAATATGCAAATAAGCAAATCACTTTTATCAACTACTTGCTCGTTAATGATCTTTTGTGGATGTTTTCCACTATTCGGATAGGCACTAATAGACCAATGTAAAGGAAGCAAAACTTTATGATGTAATTCTGTATGTACATAATTCCATTCATTTATAACATCCTTTGCTATCTGCACTTCCTCTTTTATGTCAGATGGTGCACCTATCATTATTCTATAAACCCTTGCTATAAAACTCATATTAATTTTTCAAATTCAAACCACCTTCTCTATAATACTCTGGATTCTTTCTGCTGATTTCATAACATTAAATTATTTTATTATGGTTTGTTTTTTTATTATTTTATTCCTATTTGAATCTTCGTATATCCACTCAACTTCGTACATAGATGGTGAACGTGTCAAAAAGAGTACCCTAACACTTATAGAGGTTTTTGCAGGTAAACTTTTTATTGGAAACTTCTTTCTCTCATTATTAAGAAGGACATCAAGATCCGAACATACAAAATCTATATTTTGCGCATCTCCGTCTCCAATGTTTTTTACCACTAATCTTTTACAAGTTTTAGTTATACATAATTCTCCAATTATTATTGCTTCTTTAGGTATCTCCAAATACGTATTATAGACATCTCCAATATGTCCATCTCTATTATCGCCTAAATTTATATGCCCTAAAACATTATTAAATGTATCTTTTTCTTTTTGGGGAGTTTTAGCACTAAATAGTCCTCCAATTTTAAAGTCTTTCTTTCTCCAAAGAACAACAATAGCCAATATGATAATACCCAATATACACCACATAATAGTTGGCACATCTTTTAAAAAATGCAAGTCCATATTGCACACTTCATTTTTTTATTTCGTTTCAGTCATTGATACTAATTTGTCTATTATGATGTCTCTTTGTCGATAGTTAGATATTAAATCTTTACATAGCTCATATAACTTATCCCCATTCTGTGGATTTTTTAAAGATTTAAGTCTCTCAATTTCTTTTTTGAGAGAATGAATCTCAATTTCATTATCCGCAAATTGTTGATTGTCTGTCTTTATCATATCTCCTTTCCCGCTTAGGAGCCAATCTGCTGATACACCTTCACATTTTTCATAAATAACTTCTGCATCAAATGTATTACGCGATAGCCACGCGCTAACAGTTTGTGGCTTAACCCCGATATGGGTTGAAAATTTTGCCTTATTACCATCTGTGTAATAATTAATTAGGCATTCAAGCATTTCTGATTTACGCATACCATAAAATGTTAAAGTAAACAAATTGTAGATATAAGTATCCGCAGATTGTTGTTTTGTATCCGCGAACTGCATATCTTTGCACTATAAAGTTATAAATAAAACGCAAATAGCATTGCATCATAAAGAAATAAATATGGAAAAAGAAGTAGAAAAAAAGCCGATTGGTCCGACATTGAAGAGAATGCAAGTGGGGGACAAGGAAACGTTTCCGGTTTGGAGGGCATTATCCGTACGCTCAACTATTGGTCAGATACAAACAGTTACGGACATGCGGTTTTCAACCCGTTCGGAGTACCCTGATTTTATTGTGACGCGGAAACAGTAAGGCTATGGCAAAGAAATTCTATTATATGAACGGGAACGGGTTACTATTGTGTCGGATGGACATCATTGGACATTCCCGTAATGATATAAACAAGATTACCATTGATGTAAAGCGGCTGTTTGAGGTAACGGACGAAGAATTGATGAGCTACCGTAATGTAGGACCAAAGTACCTTGCCAAAATCAACGCGATACGGGAGGAGTTGAAGAAATTTTTATTTGAAGTCAAATCATAAAAGATAAATAGCTATGGAATCATTCAAAAAATGGATGGACAGGGTTGTTGGTAAAAGACCTGATATAACAGCAGACTGGAGTACTACTAACGCAGAAACATTAGTTCCTGTAAAAAACACACGTAAAAGCGAAGAAACATCCGTAGCGGCATTCCACTTGATGATTGCAACCATGTGTATTGAATACATGAAACGTATGTCATCAATTCAATTTGCAGATAATTCAGAAAAGAAATCCGCACTTGAAAAATTGGGATTAACCAACAGTAAGACGTACAAAGACATTGTTGCTTTAGATGATATGTATAAAGAGGTTGAATTATTAAATTATCTCAAACCTATTTTCCCAAACAGCATGTTTATGAAGTTGGAGGATTTCAAGGCATTGTGCAGAAAATACGGGCTTGTATGTGGGACGCTTGATGAATTTAAAGGAGAGGTTCCCGATAAAAACTTAAAAGAAATAGATGCTGCTTTAGAAATAGTTAGCAATGGAGAGTATAATATATCGCAGTACTTTGAACATGAGGTATACACTTTTAAAAAAATTACTGTCATTGAAGGGAAAGGTACAAATTATAGGAATCAGATTGAAAAGATGAAGGATGATTTAAGCCATTTCCATTTTCGTAAATGTTCCCTAGGGGATATAATGAAATTATATGGTTCTAGGCAAATACGAGAAAGACACTTATTTGGATTGGATATATCAGGTATTTACGTAGATCATACATTTCTTCATCCTAAACAGATGCTTATTGCAGCATCACCCGATTTAATGAGTAAGATACAAATTTCTTATGAAGAAATTCCTGCCCCAAAACCTATGATTGACGACGACCCTATTGTATTCCAGATACTTTCGCATGATATTGTGATGATACATTCAAAATGGGGCGATGGATCAAACGATCCAATGTTTGATGAGAGAAAACTATGAGTACGGGATTCATCTTATTGTTCATCGCATGGGCGATAAGCACAGTGGAGAACATCTTCCTTTTGTGGTACTTGAGGAAGCATATTTGGAGAAAAGAAACAGATTGAAGTACTTTAAAAAACTAAAGCAATGAAAGAGAAAGAATGCACATGTCCGATATTCCGGGCGTTGAAAAAGAAAGGGCTTCGTTGGAATCCCGAAACGGGGGTGATAGAAGTCAATAGACTTTGGAGGGCAAGATTGGGAGAAATTTATTTTTTCATAAATTCCAATGGAGAATTATATCCCGAAAAAGAGCTCAATAATAAAATAGATAATATGCGTTGGAAAATAGGTAATTATTTCAGTACAGAAAATGAAGCCCAAAAATACGCCGACGAGTTCAAAAGGATATTGCAAGGAAGAACTTTAGACAAGGAGGAATAGATATGAACAAGATAATCCATATAGAACCATTGTATCGTGACCTGATGGTGCATTTTGGTAGCCCAAAATCCCTAAGGAAAGAGTTGAAAAGGTATGTAGATGAAAGTGTAATAAAACGTGTTTATGACGACAATGAGTTTAATGGAAAGAAAGCGTTGACCTATATGAATCAAGATTGTGGGGTGTTCTTTGTCTGGATGCCCAACAAGCCGTCTACTGCGGAGGATTTGGGATTCCTCGTACACGAATTGTTTCATGCAGTAGTAGAGATGTGCGAAATAATAGGCGCAGAACTCGTTTCACAATCCCAGGAATTCTACGCTTATCTCATTGGTTACTTAACCGAGCGTGTCATTACAGACTGTAAAATCAGCCTTTCTTGTCCCGTTCAATAACAGTTGTCTTTGGATGTTTCTTCGCATACTCCATTGTAACGTAACGTCCTGTGATGGCACTTCGAGGTTTACCCTTTGGCATTTGAGATTTTGATTTCGTCATAAGAAACAGTTTAAATTATATGGCAATATTACCAATCTGATAGAAACAAAAAATATGCCAATCCCCTACGGACGGTATGAACGGCATCCGGTAGCGAGAATCGGGTGGGGGACCAAAAAAGAGTTCTTTGACTTGTTGTTGGTGCAAAAGTAAATGAGACATAAAAGGAGCGGCTTTCGCCACTCCCAGGGTTTTTAACCTCTGCGAATCCGAACGGTAGTGCGTACGGAAGTCCTCACAGTGGTTCTAACCCTCACGGTAACTTTTGCCATGGCGTGAATTATTTAAGTTAATACTTGGATAATCTCAGCCTTATCCTTTAGGCGAATGCCATTAAGGTAAGATGGTTTTCAGGATAACAGGCAAAAGTTACTTTTAATCTTATTCGGCTTTGATGGTGATGGGCTTTCCGCAGTGTGGGCACGAAATAACACCGGATGCTCCATTTACATCTTTTGGAGAAGCAAATAGTTGCCATAAAGGTACATCTAACTTTGAAGCAATCCTTTGGGCTGTTTCAACAAGCATTTTACCTTGTATTTGCTTACTTAATGCCTGCCTGCTTATTTCAAGCATGTCGGCAAGTTCTTGTACGGTAATACCTTTCTCTTTTAATATTTCTTTTATCCGTGTCATGACTGCAATTTTTTGCAAAGATAAACCATTCTTAGCGATGTAAACAGAATTATTTACTAATAAAGGTTAATAGGAAATATATTTATTTCCAATAATTTGTTTTATGACAATAAAACTATTTACTTTGCACCAACAAATAAAAACTCACAGAAAGGCGTGAAGCTACCAATCGAATTGGCCTGTGGGTGCACAAAATCCAGTTCTTTGACATATTGCGAACATCAGTCATGCCGGAATGTTGGCGAGCGGAAACGCGGAGAAACCACCCAAGCGGAAGGCTGAAAGAGAAAGCGGACAGCGGGATTTCACCTTATCCCATCAAGTATATCGCATTGGGGCGCGAGCACGCTACCGCCGAAACTCATGATACATATAATCCACCGCAAAAGGCGTGATGCCGTCAATCGGATTGGCGCGGTGGAACACAGCAAATTAAGTTCATAACAACAGATTATAAAGTTTTCGTAATGAAACGGAATAGCTATCGTCAGAAGTATGAAGAAGATGGTCAAACAAATCTTCAAGGTAATCCCACTTGCGCATGTCCCCAAAATGGAGGATTATCTTCCAAAGATGATTGTTCTCTTCAAAAAACGGAAGAATTGTCGCGGATAGATTTGAGTAAATTTCCCGTTGGTACACGGGTTGTTCGAGTGTCGCCATATTTGACCTTAGATATTCCCGACAGTTTTTTTGAGCAGAACCAAGGTTCGCATGAAGACAGAGGATTACATAATCTTTATACGAAAGAAGGCTATCTATCCGAAGAACATCGCAAAGAACAATTAGCCTTTTTAAATGGGCGATCGCCGAAAGGTCGCAAATAGCTTCCTCAAACCATATCATCCCTGATATATCACCGGACATTGTGCCGTTAATCAGGTGGTGGCAGTACTCATGAGAGAATTGGTAAACCCAACGCCACCAGTCGTCACCACTTACATGTAAGCATATCTTATGGCCAATTTGACCATTATCATATATGGTAGGGCATTCATCCTTGTATGATATTATGCAATCACTTGTATGGAATACATCATTTCCTATCCAATTTGAGAAATCAATTTGGACTTGTTGTAATAGGCGGTAGACAATATCCTTGTTGTAGTTGCCAAAACGAGGGTCTTCCGCAACGTATAAATTTGTTGAAATTCTATTTGTAATCATAAGTTTTAAATGTGACGCTGCAAATATAGAATAATCCCGGCGTACTTCCAATATCAAAGTAAGTTTTAAGTGTGACGATTTTTCTTTTACTTCATTGGAAGTGCGCCTTTCAAACCAATCTCCTCCGGTAAAATTCCGGTATGCGGAGACGCTAAATACCTATTGTTGGGTTGAGGAGAACTAAAACTTAAAAGCTAAAATTATGGCACAAAGAAGAATTATGAAAGTCGAGCCGGTTCAAAAGAAATGGCTCTCGATGCAGGAAGCAATGGCTTATCTTGGATGTAGTGAAAGATTCCTTCGTGAATTGAAAAACAATGCCGAAGTGAAATTTGCCAAGAGGGGACGGATGATATGGTATGAGTTACAAAGTTTAGACCGTTTTTTCGAGCGTAACCGTATAATATAAATGGATCGTCATGAAAAAGGTTTTTTACATACTATGTTCTTTGGGCATTGTATATGCTTTCATGCGTGCTGGCCATTCCGACATGGTTTCACAGGTAATATATACCATGCCGGAAGATATTTACGAAGACATCGTGGACAGCCTTCGTATGCAAGGGCATGAGCCTTCTGACGAGATGATAGCGGATTTCTATATTGAAAATTATCAATGAAAAGGACTGAAATACAGAACCTGGCATCGTCCATAGAAGATGAACTCATTAGAATGTTCGACTATGACACAAGAAGGTCTGTCGTCCGGCTTGAATCCGGTCATTATTCGGTTGAGGTTTTTTATGACAGCCTATCCGGAGAATTGGATGTAGGCATTTTGGGAAATTTATCCAATATGGAGCTTTCTAATTTGTCCCAATCAATAAAGGATTCCATAAGTACTGAAAAAGTAATGAACGAGGTACATTTGGAAGAATCCGTAATGGAACGTGAGGAAGAATGCGAATGGGATATGAAGTGGGCATTGGATCACAGTCCTTTGTATAGATGACAATAAAATAATTATCACAGGTGCGGATGTTGCTCGTTTTATTATGGACGTGACCTGAAGAAATTCCTCAAATCAGAAATGGAAGTAAAATGAAAGAACTAATAGAAATCCAACACAACCTGAAAGCCCCCAAAGGGCAATGGAATAACTTCGGGAAGTATAAGTACCGGAGTTGCGAGGACATACTGGAGGCATTGAAGCCCCTATTGTATGAACATAAGTGCGAACTTACGATTGCCGACGACATGGTTCTTGTGGGCACGCGCATATATGTAAAGGCCACCGTTACATTAAAGAATGAAAACGGTGAAATCGTATCGACTACTGCTTATGCTCGTGAAGAAGAAAGCAAGAAAGGTATGGACGGCTCACAGGTGACGGGCGCGGCTTCTTCATACGCCCGGAAGTACGCCCTGAACGGAATGTTTTGCATCGACGACACTAAAGACAGCGACGACACCAACACTGATGGTAAAGACGACGGGCTTTCCTACAACAGGGACACGGCTTTCCAAGAGATAGATGCCGCCAAAGACACGGCAGAACTTTCTAAGATATACAATAAATATACCATGCTCCATGCCGACAAGGCTTTCATGGAGCGTCTGGGTGCAAGGAAAAAGGAGGTGCCTTATGTACAAGCTTAAAAAGTCCAAGGTCGTGTTTTATCCGGCCACTCACACCTACGTAACACCGGACGGCCGGATGCTTGATGGGATAACCGGAATGATTTCCCGGCAACTTTTTCCCAGTAAGTATGACGGTGTGGATGAGGAAACGATGCGTAACGCCGCCGAACGCGGTTCATTCATCCATTCGGTTTGTGAACTGGTGGATAGCTTGAATATTGAGCATGAAAGCCCCGAGGCAATGGGGTACAAGGAGTTAAAAGATACATACGGCTTGCGGCATGAGGAAAGCGAATACCTTGTGTCAGACAACGTACACTTTGCGAGCTGTATCGACAAGGTTTACAGGGATGGCGAATCAACATTTACATTAGCTGATATAAAGACTACTTATAAACTTGACAAGGAATATGTCAGGTGGCAGCTTTCCATCTACGCCTACCTTTTTGAACGTCAAAACCCCGGAGCGAAAGTCCTCCACCTTTATGCTATCTGGCTACGCGGAGAACGACATGAACTCGTGGAAGTTGAACGCATTCCGGATGACGTGGTGGTGTCATTGATGGAACACGAAGTGGGCGGTGAGCAATTCACCAACCCTTATGCACCTTCCGTCACGGACACAAGCCTTCCGGAAAAATATGCCGCCATGGAAGATGCCATAGCCGAAATCGACCGGCAATATAAATATTGGTCGGAAAAGAAAAAGGAACTGGCCGATGGCGTAAAATTCGAGATGCAGAATGCCGGTGTAAGCAAGTGGGTCGGTGACAGGGTATCTTTTACACGCAAGGAAGACAGCGAAAGGGAAGATTTCGACAAGAAACGTTTTGCCGCCGACCATCCCGACCTTTACAAAGCTTATCTCATCAAAACCAAAGTTTCAGGAAGTGTGATTTTAAAAGTGAAATAGTAACATAAAAACATTAGAAAATGAGCAGCTTATATGGAAGTATCTGCCTGAGCGACATTCCACGCTCACAGATGAAAAAGATTATGTGCAAGGATGGCAAGGAGCGTATATTCCTGAACATCTTTGTGGGGGAAAGGAAAGAACCTTCAACCTTTGGCGACAGGACGTATACCCACTTCGTTTCTTGTTCCCCCAAAAAAGAGGAACGCAAGGACGGTGAGAATTACTTCATTGGAGATCTTCAAACCTACCAGTCGCAACCGAACGCCCCCACTCCCGAACAGGTGGCCGCAGCCCCAAGCGTATCACCTCTTGACGACTTGCCTTTCTGATAGCCTATGAGGTACGACGGTTCCAATGAACTTCATGCCCGGCAGGCGAGGGCAAAATTAGAAAAGCTCATCAAAGACAAAAAGATATTTGACTTGACTGAAAAGAAACCCCAAAGAAGCATTCAAGCCAACAAATACCTTCACGTCTGCCTTTCATACTTCGGATGCCAAATCGGCGAAACCATGGAGTATGTGAAGAGGAACTACTACAAGATACTTTGTAACCCCGATACATTCATAAGGGAGAGGGAAGACAAATACCTTGGCCGTGTGAAATACCTGCGAAGTTCCTCCGAATTGGACAGTTCGGAATTTTCCCTTACGGTAGACCGTTTCCGTAACTGGTGTTCATCAAATGCCGGTGTCTATATCCCAAGCCCCGATGAAGAAAGGCTGATACAATTAATGGAATTAGAAGTAGAACGTAATAAAGAATTTATTTAAATATGAATGAAAGTAACATATCACGAGACCACATCGCGCTTGAAGCGATGAAAATAATACTGGATAAAAGCATAAAACAACGTATCACTCCCGTCCAACGCATCAGGAAATTGGCAGGGCTGAGATACGAAGTTCGCTCTTTTTTCATACACAATCCCGGAAACGTGGCCGAGGCGGCTTATAAAATCGCCGATGCGATGATAGCCGAAAGGGAGAAAGGAGGCAAGCAATGAACGAATGGTTTGAATGCAGCGTAAGATATGAAAAGACGCTTGAAAACGGAATGCAGAAATATGTGAGTGAACCTTACTTGGTGGAAGCCATCAGCTTCACCGAAGCCGAACAGCGGTTTATCGAAGAGATACAGCCTTTCATGAGCGGTGAATATGAAGTAAAGGCCGTGTCCAAGCGGAAAATCAGCGAGCTTTTTGAAGACGACAAAGAGCTTGCCGACAAATGGTTTAAATGTAAGGTCGCATTCGTCACGTTGGATGAAAGGAGTGGTATTGAAAAGCGTAAAATGCAAACCATTATGGTACAAGCCTCCGGCTTGTGGGATGCCGTGAAGCGTTTGGACAAAGTGATAGGATGCACCATGGCCGACTATGAGATTGTGTCTGTCAGCAAGACGGCCATCATGGACGTGTTCCACTACAAGGAGAAGGAGGCATCCCATGGAGAATGATTTCATTCCGGATTGGTGGATACCGGAATAAATAGAAAACACAAAACGAATTAAAAAATATGGAAAAGAATGATATTTTGAATAGCGATTGTGATGTCCGCAGTAGTGCCGCAGGAAACCCGAACACACCTGTCGACACGTTGGTTGAGCTTGCCAAGGATAGCGATTGTGATGTCCGCAGAAGTGCCGCAGGAAACCCGAACACACCTTCCGGTACGTTGGTTGAGCTTGCCAAGGATAGCCATTGGGCTGTCCGCAGAAGTGCCGCAGGAAACCCGAACACACCCGGATATAAACCAATAGAAGATGAATTTATCGTATCCGAAACATACGTGGCAATCAAAGGAACAAACCACATCTGGTATAAACACAACTATCCCAATGTCGATCCATTCTATACTTGTGGGTGTTTTTGTGGTTCCCGTAAGATGTTGCTTTCACGTATTTATTCCATAGACCAAAGTGAGGATCCTGCTATAAGAATGAGGATATTGATGGCATTGGACAAAAAGTTCAAGGAGGTTTTTGGAAGATAAATTCGAAAACCACCAGTCCGGATAGTACGAGTATTCCCCGAGGCCGTTCGTCCACATGGAAGGATATTACCATACGGTAAAGAAGCCGGTTCGATTCCGGCACGGCCTCCGCTATAGTTATACTTATTTGGTTAGGATTAGGTATTAGTTAAAACAACGCCCTTCCGGTCTGTGAGGATAGGACGGGCAAACAGTACCGTGGCGGAATTGGTAGACGCACGACGAGTACTGGAGCTTTACCCAGCCGGAAGGGTTACTCAAAGCAGAAAGCTCATGCAGGTTCAAGTCCTGCCGGTACCACAAAACTAATATAATTTATATGAAAAAGATTTTTGACTATGATTTTAGAAACGAATTATTCCTCTGTTTGAGAGAGTCAGGAATAAAAGATAAAGAAATAAGGGAAATAATCCGTAAACGCTACAAGGAATCATTGAAGGATGAAGTTGTTGAACGATTAAACACTGTGATAAAAGCAATTAAAGAGGATAATCTTGAAGAAATAATCCCCTTTATAGGTGACAGCCCTTCAGGTGATGACTATGGTTGTGATAACCGCTACATTTCTTTTAAAGATGTTACTGATTGCGAAGATATAGGAGATGTTATAGATGCTTTGATGGAAAAATGAACGAAATCCTGACAGGAAAGATTTGCCCTTATTGCGGCAAGCCTACCGAATACGTAGACAGTTCCGTTATATACGGACGCTCCTACGGCATGATTTACCTCTGCCGTGATTGCAAGGCATACGTTGGTGTCCACAAGGGCACAGACCAAGCATTAGGACGTCTGGCAAATGCGGAACTTAGGGAAGCCAAGAAAGAAGCCCACTTCTATTTTGACCAGATAGCCAAGACAAACCTTATAAACAAGATTTGGAAGAAAAATATACCCAACACATCTAACAGAAATAAAGCCTACCTATGGCTATCTAATCAACTGGATATACCACGTGAGCTTTGCCACATAGGGATGTTTGATGTGGAGGATTGCAAACGAGTTGTTGAACTATGTAAACCATTAATAGAATGCCATACTATATAAAAAGAAAGCTAAAGAAGAAAGAAAAGCCCTTGCCTTTATTCGACAAGGCGGGCATCAAGATAAAGAAGAAGCCGGATTTGGTAGCCAAACTCGATAAAGTCTTCAGCCGCTATATCCGGCTTCGTGATGCAATGCCAAACGGATATTTCCGTTGCATCTCGTGTGGTCAGATAAAGCCATACGAGCAGGCTGATTGTGGCCATTACATAAACAGGCAGCACATGAGCACACGGTTTGACGAAATGAATTGCAACGCCCAATGCCGTAAGTGCAACCGCTTCATGGAGGGCAACATTCAAGGATACCGTCAAGGACTTATTGCCAAATATGGCGAAAAGCGCGTCCTTATACTGGAATCCATGAAAAACCAAATGCGCAAGTATGCTGATTTTGAATTAACCGAACTCACCAAGTATTACAAGGCTTTGGGGGATAAACTAAGTAAGGAGAAAGGAATATGAAAGATTTAGGATATTTCAAAGGAGAGAAATGTAATAGGAACGGATGTAATGGAATCATTGACGAGCATGAGAAAGAAGGAGAATGCACCTGCCACATTAATCCTCCTTGCTCCTATTGTACCACACAAACTTCATATTGCCCAAAGTGTGGCTGGAGTGCATCAGAAGAAGAATACGAATATCATCTGAATAGGAAACAAGCCCCGTTTGTATATAAGCATAAAACAGAGGAAGAACGCTTTAATGAACTTAAAGATGGTGAATTTGGCTATATCTATGTAGCAAGTGGTAGCAGCATTATTTGCAGAATAAGAGGAAAGCATCCTAACATGAAGCCAAAAGAAATTTATGAGAAACTTCATTTACGTGAAAACCCTGAAATGCCAAGAATGAAAAAATTTACCGATACGGAATTTGAACTTACCTATTTCAACGATTAATATGTACAAGCTACGTGATTATCAACAGAAAGCCAGTGATGCAGCAGTCAGTTTCTTTGCCAACAAAGCGAAGAAGAACAATGCCATCATGGTGCTGCCCACCGGCGCGGGAAAATCGCTTGTGATAGCCGACATAGCGGCAAGGCTCAACGGACATACGCTGGTGTTCCAGCCCTCGAAAGAGATTTTGGAACAAAACTACCTGAAGCTATGTTCGTATGGCGTACTCGATTGCTCTATCTATTCAGCATCGTTCGGGCGAAAGGAGATTTCAAGAATAACCTTTGCCACCATAGGCAGCGTGATTAATCATCCTGAACTTTTTCAGCACTTTCAGAATATAATCATAGATGAATGCCATTTGGTGAATCCCAAAGAAGGGATGTACAAATCATTCCTTTCGATTCTGAAATGCAAAGTACTTGGTTTGACCGCTACACCATATAGACTTTCTTCAAGCCGTGATTACGGCTCTATGTTGAAATTCATCACCCGGACACGCCCATGTGTATTTTCGGAAGTCATTTATCAGGTACAGATTTCCACCCTGCTTGATATGGGCTATCTGGCGAAACTGGACTACTACGCCATGAATCCTATCGGATGGAACGAACTCAACCTGAAAGTGAATACGAAAGGGGCTGACTATACTGACAAGTCAGTTGTCAAGGAATACGAACGTATCGACTTCTACGGATTCTTGGTGAGCATTGTTCAACGCCTGCTTAATCCTAAGAGCGGAGTGAAGCGAAAAGGTATATTGGTATTCACCCGTTTCCTGAAAGAAGCCGAACGGCTCACATGGTCCATTCCCGGAACGGCCATCGTTTCGGGTGACACCCCCAAGAAAGAGCGTGAGAGGATTCTCGAAGCGTTCAAGGCAGGCGATATTCCTGTTGTTGCCAATGTCGGGGTACTTACGACAGGATTTGATTACCCCGAGCTTGATACAGTCGTCATGGCACGACCTACAATGTCGCTTGCCTTGTACTACCAAATCGTAGGACGGTGCATCCGTCCGCATCTGAATAAGGAAAGTGCATGGTTTGTAGACCTTTGCGGAAACATCAGGCGTTTCGGGGAAGTCAAGGATTTGCGCCTCGTGGACGGCGGAAATGGAAAGTGGGCAGTATATTCCGGCAACAGGCAATTAACCAATGTGAGATTCTAAAGATATGAGGACAAGTTTTGTTTTTTATGATAGTTGGTGGGAGGCGATTCAGAATCTGCCGAGAGATGTTCAGGGAGACGTGCTCACAGCCATAATAGAGTATGGCTTAACAGGAGAAACTACTGGACAACTGAAGCCGATAGCGAAAGCCATGCTGGCTATGGCAAAGACACAAATAGATGTCAACAACCAACGGTTTGAGAATGGAAAAAAGGGAGGCAGGCCGAACCAAGGGGAAACCAAAGGCAAACCAAACAATAACCAAACGGAAACCAAAGAGAAACCAAAAGGTAACCAAACCGGAACCAAAGTCGAACCTAATGTAAATGATAATGTAAATGAGAATAATTATCCCCCCATAAGCCCCCCTAAAGGTGGGCAGGATTTAAATCAGGATGAAGATACGCTTTCGGAAAGGGAGGCGGAATTGAATGCGCGGGAACAGGAACTACTAAAGCGAGAGGCGGCATTAAAGGCCAAAGAGGGCACAAAGCTGCCGGACATAAGCTTTGTGTCGGATGATTTCAAGGACATATTTGAGACATGGCTAAAATACAAGCAGGAAAAACGTGAAAGCTACAAATCGAAAAAGTCCTTGCAAGCATGCTATAAGAAACTTCTCACGTTAAGCGGAAACAACCCTGATACAGCCCGTAATGTGGTTGAGCAGTCAATGGCCAACAACTGGTCTGGCTTATTTGGATTAACAGGAAACAATCATGGAACAGCAAATCGGAGCAATTATACAAGCAAGCAAGAAGCAAACGCCTATGCTCTTGAACGTTTGCAACAACATAAGCTTGACCTCGAAGCGGGCTTGGCTGACCAAGTGGAAAGGCCGTTCTGAGATAGTGTGTGCATTTTCCCCGATGCAATGGGGGTATGCCGCAAGCAATCCAGAAAAGGCGTATATGGCAGATTGTCCCACACTGTTGCAGCTTGACGCGCTTTATGGGGGAGGTACTTCCGCCTATTGGGTAGACACACAGGTGTCTGCCCTGTTCGGTTCTTCCAGTAGTCGTGAAAAGGGCATTGTAGACGGCATAGTCATATTCTGCCAGTCGTTTTCATCCCAAATATCCGGATTCAAGATGTCCGAAGTCATGCTGTTCTTCGCACGCTACAAGGCTGGCCGATACGATAACTCATACGGCGCATTTGATTCCCGGCGTATAGGTAACGCTTTCTTCAAGGAGTTTGTTCCTGAACGCAACAAGGAGCTTGATTTAATCAACCGCAACAAGCTTGCTGAAGAAATCGAGCGCAGGAGATTTGTCCCGCCGAAAGGGCATACAAGCTTATCATTAGTGCAAGAACTTCGCCGACGTGCCGCCGATGGCGACAAAGAAGCCCTCAGACAACTCACTCCACCATGAAACTGACGATTTACTGGGTAACGAAAGACGAATCCATACGCGCCCGCATCAGGAAGCGTTTCGGCATCCCTTGGGGCATGACTGTCAACAAGGAAACGAAGGTCGAAATACGGGATGAGGATATGGATTTGTTGAGAGAAACGGAAAAAAGAGGATTCATTCAGATTAGATTCAAAAAACGATGAAAACAAAACACATAAACCATTGGACGCCGGCCGAACTTCATTTCCTGGAAAAGAACTACGGCTTCATGCCCACACACGATATTGCCGTGTATTTGTCCCGGCATTCACTCAGTTCCATCTACCAGAAGGCATCCGCTTACGGCCTGACACAGAAATATCCGGAAGCCAAAGAATACCATTCCCCAAAATTCCGTAACATGACTGTCATGGAACAAGCTTATGAGATGGGGATGTCGTATTCGGCCGTGTGGGCTAACCGCAGGAAAAAAGTGGTATGACAATTTATTTTGAATAAGAAAATGATAGAATTATGCCAATAAGTGAAGTATATAACACGGACTGCATGGAATACATGAAATCTATTCCTGACAAGTTCTTTGAGTTGGCTGTAGTAGATCCACCATACGGACTGGACAAGAAAAGTACACACGGAAGAGGTAAACTAAAAGATAGAAGTCTAAATCGTGGAAATATTCAGAAATGGGATATCCGTCCAAATCAAGAATATTTTGATGAACTTTTTCGGGTCAGCAGGAATCAGATAATATGGGGAGGCAATTACTTCAATTTACCACCGAGCCGTGGAATTGTCTGTTGGGATAAGATGCAACCGTGGGAAAACTTCTCCCAAGTTGAATTGGCATGGACATCTTTCGATTGTCCGGCTTCCCTCATCCGTCTATCCAATACCGGTGGAGCTAACAAAGAAACAAAGATTCATCCTACACAAAAGCCAGTTGCATTATATCACTTCTTGCTGAAAAAGTTCGTTCGTTCCGGTAATAGGCTCCTCGACACTCATTTGGGTAGCGGGAGCAGCCGGATAGCCGCCTATAAGATGGGTTTTGATTTTTGGGGAACCGAGATAGACAAAGAATATTTCGATGCGCAGGAAAAACGCTTTCGGGAAGAATGTCTGGGCGAAGTGAGACTGAAAAACGGCGATGTATATGTACAAAAAGAATTGTTTGAATTATGAATTTAGATAAAAAGATAGACTATTCCATTGCCTTGTTGCGCAAGGCTGAATCCATGGCCTTGCGTTTAGACCCCGAAAATGGATTCTATTTGGCTTTCTCCGGTGGAAAGGATAGTCAAGCCCTTTACCACATCGCGCAAATGGCCGGTGTGAAGTTTAAAGCACACATGAATCTGACCAGCGTAGACCCTCCGGAGGTCATACGTTTTGTCAGACGGCAATATCCGGACGTGGAGCTTATCAAACCTAAGATAAGCATCTACGACATAGCGAAGAAGAAAGGGATATTACCCACAAGACAGTTGCGGTGGTGCTGTTACGTTTATAAGGAACAAAACGCAGCAGGTAAAATCAATCTTGTCGGTGTACGTAAACAAGAAAGTACAAGGCGTAACAATTGGAAAGAAATGCAAATCAATGGCGGTAAAACGTTTAAAGGCAATTTCGACCAATTCAGTATTCATAATGAAACGATGATTTCCTGCATGGGAGGCGGAAAAGAAAAGATTGTTGTATCCCCTCTTCTTGATTGGACGGAACAAGATATTTGGACTTTCCTAAACACCGTTGCCAACGTACCGCATTGTGAACTTTATGACAAAGGGTATCGGCGTATCGGCTGTATTGGTTGCCCAATGACACATTACAAACAATTGTTGCGTGAATTTTCCGATTATCCCCATGTCAAGCGGAATTGGATGAAAACAATAGAGTGGCTCATGACAAACAAATGGACTGATGTAAGGTGGGATAATCCCGAACAAGCCTTCAACTGGTGGATAAGCGGAAAGTCATTTGACAAGTTCTATGCCGATGAAGTATTACAACAGAAATTTGATTTTGATTTATGAAAAGAGAAGATATTGAAAAAGCGGCGGCAATATATACCGCCCAAGCAGAGGACAGCGATTATGCAGAAGTAAGAGACGTAAAACAGGCTTTTGTCAGTGGTGCAGAATGGATGGAAAAACATTTTTCGTGGATAAGTGTAGAAGAACGTTTGCCGGAATCCAAAGAAAAAGTATTAGTTCTTAATAGAATGAAACATCATGATAAATATTTTGTATCGGAAAATATTTATATAAATGGAAATTGGGCGGCGAAATCGGCAATGTATTACGAAGAAATTGCGTGGATGCCTATTCCTTCTTTTGATGAAATATTAGAAGCTAATAGGGATGTTTTGGAACGGATTAAGTATAAATCTAAACCAACTTGCATTAGAGATAAAGATAAGACATGTAGTAAATGCCATGAATGTGATGTCGATGTAATGAATCCAACACGTTCAAATTATTAAGGAGAAAGGGGATTAATTATGACAAAAGAACAGATTGAAGAAGCGGCAAAAGAATATTCTGGTTTAACTGATAATCCAAAAGATTCAGATTCGAGAGAGAAAGGCTCTTTGTGTATTGCGTTTAAAGATGGTGCCGACTGGTGCATCAACTCTGTATGGCACGACGCAAGCGAACAACCTAAAAGAAACGAGATTTATTTAGTCCAAATGGGCAAAGATGGCTTTGATACTTTCTATGATTCTAAAAATTGGAAAGTATTCAAAAGGGGGTTAAATATCACCCGTTGGGCATACATCGAAGATTTACTACCTAATACGGAGGAATAATAAATGTTAGACATATTGGAATTTATATTTCAGGACTTTTTTCATTGGCTCGGTACGGTAATACTCATTATTTGTATTCCCTTTCCATTTAGCCATAATAGTTTCATTAATATCAAAAACGAAAACAAGGAGGATTGACCCATGAACTTGAACGAACTGAGAGACCGTGCCTACAAGACCGCCTGCAAACACGGCTGGCACGAGGAAGACCTGAGTAACGAACATCTTTTATGCTTGGTCATATCCGAGCTAATGGAAGCCGTGGAAGCTGACAGGAAAAGAATGCACGCATTCAGGACACCATTTGAAGATTTTATATGTCGTTTCACGAGAGACCCGGAGCACGCTTACAAGGTCGCTTTTGACGAATACATCAAAGATTCCGTGGAGGACGAACTTTCCGATGCCGTGATACGCCTGCTCGACCTTGCCGGGCTTAAAGGTATAGATTTGGAAAACTTCAATTACGAAGAAAGCCACATATCCGATTATTCAGGATTATCATTTACCGAAGCCATGTTCGGCATCACCAAGGAAATCACGAACGGTTTTACGGAAGACGATGTACTGGAAGAGAAGGTACATTCTGTCTTGAATGAAATCTTCTCTTTCTGCGAGGATATGGAAATAGACATTGAGTGGCAAATCGAACAGAAAATGCAGTATAACGAACTCCGTCCGTATAAACACGGGAACAAAAAGTATTGAGTATGAAAGCAAGAATAAAATCAAACGGGCATATAGTGAATGTCCACGAAACGGGAGAGCGCGTGATTAGTAAAAACGGTATCGAACGAATATATATAAGCGATGATTGCAGTGGAATTTACTATATCCAGTCGGAACTTGAATTTTTACAAACCAATGACGAAGACACCATTGACTGGAATCAAGTCCGCATACAGGCGGCCATAGCTGCGATGAAGTCTTTAATTACGTGTTATGAAGGTGTTTCCAATGCAGAAAAAAAGGTTATAGAAGAATCTGTGATATATGCCGACGCTTTGGTGGCAGAACTCAAAAAGAAAGGAGGACAGAAATGAAACGGATAATCAAATTCAGAGGAAAAAGAATCGAAAACGGCGAATGGGTGTATGGCTACCTCGCCGACGAAGATTACATAAACGACATAAATTCTATTGACCTATCCTCAAAACAGGTTAATCCAGAAACCGTCGGGCAGTTCTCCTTATTTTATGACAAGAACGGGAAGGAGATTTACGAAGATGATATACTCAAATTTTATCACAACAATAAAGAATTTGTTTGCGTTGTCGGATGGAATAATAAGGTTGGCGCATGGTGCATACGACTCAAATATGAAGCGATTTTGGGTATAAGACCTTTGGGCGAATGGTTGTGTGATTATTTAATGGAAAAAAATGGTAACATCCACGACAACCCCGAACTACTGGAAGGAGGAAGCGATGAAGAATAACCAATTATTGAACAATTACTACGATTCCTGCAACGCCCTGCTCGAAGCCTTCTGCAAAAAGCACTACTTCGACTATGAGGATGCCCGGCAAAGTTGGGTCGCCGGATGCGTGGGCGAAATAGTGTGCTGTGGCGATTATTACTTCAACATGGACGTGATAGTCACCGACCTCAAAGAGGATGCTCCTGAAGAGGAACTGATAAAGTGGTATGACTATAACACAGAATGTTCCTTCTTCGGAATAAACGGTTGTAACTACCATTCATGGCTCAAAGGTTGTCCTAAATTGTCAGAAAATGAAATTGAAGAAATCAGGCAATATCAAAAGATTGTGGAAGACGCCAAAAAGCAATTGGATGAATGTGTCAGTAAATATAAGGAAAGAGGATTTTAGCAATGACCACCCTTAATTTTATCCTGCAAGTCCTGTTCTTCGTAGTGAACAGCTTGGCTTTATGCTTCCTCGTATGGTTTGTCTGTCGCATAATTAATCGGATGGGAAAGAGGCTGGACGAGACAATTAACTTCATGCGCTGGGTCAAGTCGAGACACGACACCACCCATCTTAATATGCTATATCATATTTTGTCTCTCTGTATCCAACAGGAGAAATACGAAGATGCAGCCAAGATAAAAAAGATGATTGACGAAGAATTGAAAGAATTAAATAGTGTATAATCAAATCGCTTACTCAAATATTTTTGTATATTTGGTGCGATTTTAAATTTGTCATTTATGAAAACAATAGCTTTTTTCAATAATAAAGGCGGTGTTGGGAAAACGACCTTTACTTTCCATTTAGGGTACGCTTTAGAACAAATTGGGAAAAGGGTACTTTTTGTCGATTTAGATCCCCAATGTAACTTGACTGCTCATATCTGTTCGGAAAACATTATCGAAGAGGCTTGGGGAGAACAAGGCAATAGTTTATATAAAGCTATTGAGCCAATCGTTACTGGTGCTGGAGATGTAAAGACTGTTACTCCTTATCATGTTCCCGGAAGAGGAATTTGGATTTTTATAGGAGATTTGTTATTGTCGGACTTTGAAGGAGAATTGTCTAATGCGTGGACGCAAATATTGGCAGCGCAAGAAAGAGGTTTCCGTGTAACATCCTCATTGTTGAGGATGGTAAAAGAGTTCGGAGAATCAAATCAGATAGATTATATCCTCGTCGATTTAGGTCCTAACTTAGGATCATTGAATCGTTCTGTTATATTGAGTTGCGATAACTTTATTATACCTATGATTCCTGATTTGTTTTCTTTAAGAGGCACTCAAAATATAGGAAGAGTATTTGCACAGTGGATTGACGATTATAATTTTGCTAAGCAAAGAGCGCGAGTGAATAATTTCGACATCCCTAAAGGCGAGCCTAAATTTTCAGGATATATTTTACAGCAATTCAATGTATATAGGCAGCGCAAGACAAAAGCGTATCAGAATTGGAGTAACCAGATTCCTGCATATATTCAACAATACCTTATAGAGCCGTTAATTTCGGAAAGGTTGTCCCCCTTAGATTTGGTTATTGGTGGAGTCGATTATAAAATTGCGGATTTTAGAAATTATCATAGTCTAATTCCTTTAGCTCAAGAAGCGAAGAAACCGGTATTTGAGCTTACCAGTAATGATGGCGTTATAGGTGCTCATTATCAATATGTAAAGGAGTGTTTGGATGAATTTGTAGAAATAGCGCATATTGTAGTCGACAGAATTAAATAGAAAGAACAACTAAGGAATTCTTTTAATATAGAGAGCATCAACGAAAGATGATGCTCTCTTGTTATTTTTACATAATTCAGTCTATGATGATATTCTACACCACTAGTCAGGACTATCCCCGGCTTAAACAACTCCTTGATAAAGGATACGAAATCGTATGCTTCTCTTTGAAAAGCAAAGAATGTGCGCTCGCGAAAAAGCAAACATTCTGTGACGGTCAGAACTTCGACTACAATTTTGGGTGTTTCCACATCTTCGACCATGATTTAGAGGAAGCTACATTCGAGCAACTTTGTGAACTCTACGATGTCGAATTTATTGAACCGGACAAATAAAGGAATATATGAAACTTGAAAGAAATGAATACCTCTGGTACAAAGCCAGTCTTGCAGCCCTTGGTAACGAATATCTTTCCAAAAATTGGGAAGTGAAACTCTATGCCACCTCACTCTACAATGCAATGCTGTGGGGACGGGAGACAAATGGAAAATAAAAAAGGGAGCCAGCCCGCACGACCAAGCAGGCCCCCCAACGATTATTTAGGTACAAATATACGGATTTCTAATTAAATAATCGTATCATGGAACTGGATTTTGATAAAATCAAACGCATTAGGAAAATCAGAAGCGTAAAATCGGATTTGTCCAAAGAAGAAAACATCTTAATAAAACCGATACTATCAGACAAGAAGCTTATTCCCCTAATTTATAAAACGTTCACCAATATCATTTGCAAAAAGTCCGATGAAGGCATAAGTACAGTAATGCAACGGAAAAAGTTCATCTTCATTATATTATATCTTTACTCTCCATCCTCTTTGGCAGGCGATAAGATGGCTTCCGGGTTGCGTAACGAGTTATCCAATGTATTAGGCATTCAGGCTAAAAGCACAATTTCTAATAATTGTGCGAATTTGGTCTTCCTTTATCAGAACTATATGGACTTCCGTAATGATGTGGAGTTCATCTACAATAAGATTCTGTCATGGTTGAAAATTTATGGATTGATAAAATGAACAATAGTATTGGTCATCATAAATTCCAATACAGTACCGACAGCAACCGGCAATAATCCATATACGGAATATTGTCGGTTCTGTCAATCAGCTCATCAATGTCTTCCCTTCCTCGCATCACGTTCAAGTTTTCTTCGCATCCCCCGGCTCACACCATGACGGGAAGCAATGTCATTCAATATTCTCTTCTCATCCGCAGAAAGCATACTATATACTTCCTCCCGGCTCTTGCCGCTGAACACGGCTTTCAATACCTTCATTACTTCCATGTTCTATTGAATATTAAAGTGAGCAAATATATCCAAATCCAGGAGAAAGAATTGTCATTGTATCCGTACTTCATCCGTTTTTCCCAAATCGGAAGCTTTTTCTTCTTCATGACGGTTCATTTTAAAAAGATCCATAGCCTTCTCCATTGTCGCATTCGGATTGTCATATTCCGATAAATCCAATGTTCCAATGATATATTTCTCAATAACCTTTGCCATTTCATCAAAAGTTTCTTTATCTGCGCCACTTTCTACGGCAAGACGGGCTGCTTCAATTCTTATGTTTAATTTATCCATGATTCTTTATTAAATTATTTCTGCAATGCCCGCAAAGGAATTTCTTCGCCACCGGAAACATTTTCTGGCCCACATACCCGCTAAGGTACTGCGCCTCCTCCCCAAACGGGTCAATCCCGAACGCCTGTGAGATATGTCGGCACAAATGCCCCTTCTCATGGTCCCATGAGTTCTGGAACTGCTCGGGGGTGGACGTAAGCGAAATCACCACCAGCGTCTCTCGTCCGTAAAAGTCAGAATACGTAAGCCCCGTGTCCGGATTACCCTCAGAAAGGCTCCGGGCAGCCCTTTCAAGCTGTCCACCCCGGCATCCTATCCTTTTCAACTCATGAAGAATCTCATACTTCCAGTACGTCGTCACGGCATAGTAAACCCGAACCTTCCAGTCATATTCCGGTATGTAGAAATCCTGCACTATCATAACATATCCGACCACATAATCGGTGTACCGCTTCCGATGCAATCCGCGTAAAACCTCGTGAAAGGCAACCCCTCATATCCGTCCGGATCATCAATATAATCCTTGACGAACAACGCAAGATGTGATTCGTCGGCAATCGAGCTCTTGTAATAATCCGCCTTCGCCATGTTGGCCACGTACACGCAGTCGTATCCGGCATCCTTCTCCAGTTTGATACCGTATTTCTTCAAAAGTTCCTCGACTTCATCCTTCTTCATTGCCTCCAGCTTACGTGTCTTACCTGTAGATGCGGCAGATGAAGAATCATCCGACACCCTCATTTTCGATACGGCCCACTCGCACATCTTTTTTGAGAAATGCCACCCGTACTGTGAAAGATACTCTTTCATTCCTGACGGAAGCCTGTCGTATGTATCCAATCTTTGTCCCATAACCCATTTATGATTTAGTGAAAGAGGGGCATTCCACCCCTCCCATGTTAATAAAACTCCCCGTTGGCACGTCTGCGCCGACGTTCGCCCATCTCATCCATTCGGGGATACTCAGGAAAGTAGCCCGGCATACGGCGTTCTCCCATGTCGGAATAACTTCCTCCACCGTTGTAACCGCCTTCACCACGGAACCCCATTCCTCCGTGCATCTCTCTCATGGCCTTTTCATAACCATGCCGGCAACCTTCCCTGTAAGCCTCCTCCAGTTCACTGCCGCCTCTCATTCCGAAGCCGCGTCCGTAATCGTCACGCCCCTCTTCCAAAATAGTCCACATTCCCATAATTATTTCTTGGTTTTAGATGTTTCAGTATTCAGGCCAAGCTGTTCCATAAGCTGCCGGTTCAACGCCATAAGGTCAGACATGTTCTTGCTCATGTCGGCCATCTGGCTTTTCAAGCTTGAAATCTCCTGTTCCTGCCTTTGTTTCTCCGCAAATTCAGGGTTGAGCATGGTCAGCATCTCATCGCATGCGGTTATCACATTAAGATGGTAATCCCGGCTGTTGACAATCTCGCTGCTCTTCTGTTTTATCATCGAGATTTCATTGTTCATCGCATCCCGCGAACATGAGACCACGATATTCCCGTTCTGTCCGAAGTCCGCGATGTCACCGCCTGCCGGAAGGTTCTGGAACGTCGTATTCTGCCCGTTGATACTGGCCACCACGTCCACCACCATTTCTATCTGCGGTGACGGGAAAGGCTGTGTCATGGGATATTTGGGCTTGGGAGCCGACACGCTCACCACCGAACCTATCTCCACATAATGCTTAGCTTCCTTATGAAGGATGAATAACTGATTGTTTGCCCTTAAATTCTGAAACATGATTGTTGTTTTTTAAATAGGGACACCGCAACCTGCGATGCCCCGGTTAATTACTTGTTCACTCCAGCCGGAGCCGTTCTCACGTTTGCCTGTGCCGCCGTGGCGGTCGTAGGCCTGTATCCTCCATTGACAAGGAACAACTCATTCGTGTACTTGTTATAATGGATTTCATAAATGCCCGTTCCCGCAAGGTTGGCCACCGTCACCGGCTCACCCCCGTAAGCCATAAGCGGACGGGTGTCACCGTTTGTCCCTATCAGTATGGGAAGCGTGCCCGTCGTACCGGCCGGTATCGCCTGACGGAGGTTGATGTAGAACCCTCCCACATAGTCCCTGTTACGGAACGCATGGTTGGGAAGCTCCAGCGTCACATTCTCCGTGCCCACCGTGACCGCCACCGTCGGGAGGGTGTTGAAATTCACCCTGCCCAGTGACGGGAACGGAAAGGGAAGTCCTGTAAAAAAGTTAGGCCACATAGCTACCTCCTTTCTTACCGGAATTAACCCCAGTAGTTGTTACCACATCCATAACCGCTACGGCCATAAGCCATGTCTCCGGCGTATGCACCGAAAGCTGCCGCACGGAAAGTTTCCGGGTTATATACCTGCAACTGCGGGTACGGTACCGCTACTGTGGGAGGCATCTTACACTTGATACCATCCACATCCCCTTGCAAAGCCTGCAAGCCTGCCGCCAAAGGCGCAATCTGCTGTCCTACGGCATTCAGGATGGTAGCGTTCTGGTTACGTTGCGAAATCTCACCCTTCAATGTGGCAATCTCCGCATCCTTGGCTGCCAAAGCCTCTTGCTGACGACGCGCCTCTGCCGCATCCATTTTGGCGACAAGCGTATTAAAACCGTCACGGTAAGCATCAGCCAAAGAGCGAGTGTTACCCTCCATAGTACGGGTGAGCGTATTCATGCTTTCGCAATTTGCCAAACGGTTCTCATATCCCTGACGTTCAATAGCAGTCTGCGTCTTGCAGCAGCAGTCGGCAATCTGAGTGAGAATAGCTTGGTTTCCGCTCTGGAAGGCGTTGATGATTTGCTGCGTGGACATGCCCACCTGGTTCCCTACACCCTGAATCAAGCCTTGGATGTTGCACAAAGCCGTCTGCAACTGTTGTGTAGAACAGTTCAAAGAAGAAGCGAGCTGGTTAATGGCATTGCCGTTACCTTGAATGGCGCTCATCAGGTATTCACGACCCACATCACCATTCAATTCAGCCGGTAATCCTCCTCCGTTACGTCCTCCGAAACCGAATCCGTTACCGCCCCAGCAGAACCAAAGCAGGATAATCCAGATAAACCACCATGAGCCTCCCCATTGGTCCTGGTTGTTGCGTCCCTGAGAAAGGAGCGCCATCAGGTTAGGATCCACTCCCTTGCCGCCCATCAGGTTAGGAAGCATGGCCATGATGTCAAATTTGTTGCCCCCGCCACTCGAAGGCTCCTGATTAAAAACATAAGTTCTCTCCATAATGTATTTTTAATTAATAGTTACAAGGTCAGGCATATCCTGACCCTGCAAAACTACAAATACATTATGTCACTCAAAATCAGTTTTTTCCCAACTCATTCCCGATTCTTTCCCGATATATTCCCATCATTTTCCCACACCTCACACGCGAAGAAAAATTAGACAGCATATAGTTTACCGCCCGTTTCGTCTTGCCGACCAATGATGCAATCTGGGAAGGGTAGAAGCCCTCCTTAAAAAGGAAATACACAAGCAAGTAACGCGCATCGACGACCTCCGCTTCCTTGCTTCCCGACAATATGACTTTGGGTGCAATCTCCGTTTCCCTGCTGACAATCTGAATAATCTCATTAAAAATATCTGCCTTACACATACAATATTCAATTTTTATTCATACCTTTGTCAAACCACATGACAAGGCGTTTATATACAACAATAGCTCGCGATGAAGACATAAAGCCCTCAACGCGCGAGCTATTTTCGCGTCTTGTCATGTGGTAATGCAAGGAACGTTGGGGGCTTTTTTTATACTCCCGTCCCCGAAGGAGTAAACGTTACTTTTTCAGCCTGTACACCAACCTTCCGAATCCGATAAGGATACAAACAACCACAGCCAGAAGCGCAAATCCTCCGTAATGCAGCTTGGTTTCCTCCCACCGCGAAAGCTTACGTTCCACCGGAACCGGTACTGATACACTGTCCACCCTGACCGTCTCCAATGTGTCATGCACCACGCGGTCCCTCCAATGTGTCCGATACCTATATTCTGTCCTATACACTGTGTCCCTCTCCGCCCTCAACTCTATGTAAATAGAATCTTTGAGGAAAGTACTATCCGAAAACCAACGTACACCATACACGCTGTCCACCCTGACCGTTTCCACCGGAATATATTGTACCCGTGCACATCCACACATGGCAAACAATAACAGGCCGACCACGAGCCAGAACACCGGCACCATCAGCCAAGGCCAGAACACTTTAAAAAATCTATTCATTCCTACTTCTTTTTGTGGCAACGAAAAAGCGGCAACCCCGACTTGTTTATGTGGGATTGCCGCTTTATTACCAATTATACAATTAATTATTCAAAGGTAGAAAACCATTATTATCAAGAGACTTAAGAACAGACCTAAGCAAATAATTACTACCAAAAGAGATAACATATTTTCTTGCTCGTTCCGAAATGGGAATTAACATTCTTTTATCAATAAGCGAACGTATGATCCTGGATATTTCTGATGAAGTCTTCGTGATATAAAGCTCTTTTATATCTGATGCTTGTATTTCTTGTGTCTTTTTAGACACAGTTAATTTCAAAATGGAATGTTCCACATCTGTGATATATTTATTCGATAATGCATCCGATAAAGATGGAATAAGTATCTTATCCCGCAGATAAGAATAATCCACAATATGGTCTATTTTCTCAATTTCAACCTTAAGCCCATTCAAGACATATTCACTCCAAGCAATCAGACCCTCGTTAGTATATTTATCAGCCAAAGATAAATAATTATAGTATTTGCTTCTATCAGAACAAAATACAGCAGTCGGATTTATAATTCGTTGCTTACTCTTAAAGACATTCTTCAACAATAATGCATAAGTAAACAATCGTACGACACGGCCATTTCCATTTTCAAATGGATGTATCCACACAAAACGATGATGTGCTATACATATTTTTATTAAGTCAAATTTAGGTTTGGTTGTCTCATTGATAAAATCAACAAGTTCTTGCATCAGAGGTAGTACCTGCAAAAAGTCAGGAGGTGTATGGAGAGACCCACTTATCCGGACATTGCATTTCCTAAATTCACCTTTTGTACAACAACCTTCCTTGCTTTCACTAAGGGAATCGACAACCAAAGAATGAAGTTCTCTTATAAAATACAATGTAATTGGAGTGTCATCAATAACACTTTCAATAAAAGAAGTTGCTTTTTCAATATTTAATATTTCTAAAATCTGTTCATTTGACCTATTCCTATTTTCGTCATTAATTTTTGTACTCTCCACATAATCCATGATGGTTGTATTGTTTCCTTCTATACGAGAAGAACCAATACTTTCAAGCATATGGAAAACGTTTTTGATTTGCATAAAAACCAAAGGATGTGTGGTACCTTCAAGAACTTTGTATCTTAATTTTTCCAATTCAAGAACCAAATCTGTTATAGGCATATCAAATCCTATCTCAGGCATAATTATCTTTTGTTCCATCATTTGCACATTATCATTATAACATTTGCAATATTATTATTTTATTATATTGTATTACAACATCTTGCAAAGATACAAAACTACTACGCATTTGCAATGCAATTAATTGTTAATTTGCAAAAAACTGCAATCCCACCAAGTCAAAGACCGCTTCCCCGTCACCGGGTTAATAATCATTCATTTCACATCGCCAATGCCCGCGCCAGCATCCAGACCCCCACGGCCAACACGAGGAAAACCAACCAAGGCGGCAAACCCTTCCCGTCGTCTCCCCCGCCGTCGTCAAGCATCGGCCAGTATTCATCACTCGTTCCCATTGCTATGCGATATTAAAGAACCTGTCAGCCTCCCATTTCCTACGCTTCACCAGCCCCTCCAGCTTCCGCTTCTTCCCGGCCACCGTCGCATACACCCACTTCATGAACTCCGCACGCACCTCCGCATCAGGCGCGCAAGCCCGTATTTTCTTCAAAAGTGTGGAACCCTCCAACGCATCGCACCCAAGGTTATACGCGAAATCCACCAACGCGTCAAACTTGTTCTGCCTCTCCGTCACGCCCAGTTTGTCCACGAATGCCTCATATTCCGCCAAGTCACGCCTGAGCTGCCGTTCCGCCTCGCCCTCCGTCATCTTGTCGCCACGCTTTACGCCCGCCGTATGCCCGTAGCCCACCGTCCACACGCCCGCCGGGCAACGGTAAGCCGTGCTCCGGAATCCCTCGAACCTCTTTATCGCCTCAATCAATGAATTACTTGCTTTCATATTTCCACTTTTTTGTTTAACTTTGCTTCCGTCTCCCGCGAGGGACGCCCGAAAAACTGATTGTTTTTCATGGTATTTGTATTTAAAGTTAATAAGGGGGAGGCGGCGTGCCTCCCTTTTTTCATGCCCCACTTCCCTTTAGTGCTTCTATTTCCTCCTTTAATGCCGAAACCTCCGACAGCAAACCGGAGATTACGTCCTGCACGGATTGGGCTGTGAAACCATCGTTGATGCCGTCATATCCACCGACACCTTCGATGTACACGTCACCGTTCTTCATCACCTCCATGGCGTTCTTCTGTTTCGCCGTTCCCCAGTCATTGAACCACTGAGTCCCGTTGCCGATGGAAAACAACGTCTGCTTGTCCGCAGAATCCCCTTTGTGCGATTTGTTGGACATCCCCAACGCCGTCTCGGCGAAGTTCCGCGCCACCGTTTGCCAACACAATGCCACGGAACAACCACCCGTGGACACGCAACGGTCGCCAAGGGCAACGCACCCGTCAGCACTTTCCGCGCCCGCCACGCACTCTTCCCCGGCGATGCCGAGAAATGTGGAAGTGCCTGCCGAAAGGCACAACGAACCGTTTTCCGCATAGGCTTTGAACGAGGCGGAATAATCATTGAAATCCGTGTATGGGTTCAAGCTCTCCGAGAACGTCACGGTCCCCCCTTCCGCATCCACGGACACCACTTCGGCCACGTATTCTTTTTTCTTCTCATCCGATTCGCTTGTCTTGTCTTCACTTACTGCGACCTTTCCGGAATGGAAAAATTGTTCCGGGCAGTTCTTCATCATCCAGTATCCCACTGAAGCATTCGACACAACCTTATAAGTGGTACTGTTTTTAACTCCTGTCAGGTGAAGGGCAACGTCTTGAGTTGAAATGGCCAAAGCCCCGTCTTTCACTATGGAGCGGTCGAATATGTTCCCCACCTGGAACCCGGTGCCTAAAAAAGTAGTTCCCACTTTTTCGTAGGCTTCATTGACGCACAGGTATCTTCCCACGGTACTCCGCCACTCAGTCCACTTCCCGTTTGTATATTGTCTTGTGAGAGAAAAGGGGAGTATCCTCGAATCCGAATTCTGGGAGTAATACGTCTGTATATACCCGCAATTATCCTCATCCACATACCTCACGCACATGGATTCCAAAACGAAGCCTCCTTTTGCCGGTATATTCGATATGTTTTCCGCTGTGGAGGCGTTCTTGTTCAGGTATCTTACAGTGAGTTTCGGCACGATAAGGTCATCGGCATCCACCGTCTGCCCGGAAATTTCCTTGTACTCGATGGCACCACCATCTTTCATGTTGTCAAAGGTTTCCTTGTCCTCCTTCGACATTAATCCATCCTTTTCCGCAGAGGCAGGATTTGAGATTTCCGCAATCTTGTCGTTCAACGCCTTCCCCTGAGCAGCCGACAAGGCTTTTGAAGCTTCATCCGTAGTTAGGTTGTCCACCACATCCTCCTTCGCCAACTTCTCATCCTGCAATTTCTTACCCATGGATGCCGATAATGCCTCAGATGCTGATGTAGATGTCAGGGTATTGTTTACTGATGGGATGGAATTTATAGGGTCTTCTATGCCATCAACCCTGAAACTGGAACTGCTCCCAGAAAGCACACTAATATGTACAGTTAAAATGTTACTGCTATATGCAGAACAATAAGTGATTGATATAATATTGGGGGCAGCATACCGGACTGAACACGGACATAAATTTTTATCCGTGGACTCTGTATCAACACTAACAAAATTTAATCCTTTAGATATTAAAGATTCAAGGTCTTGTGGACTGTCTATGTTTAATGCTTTCTTAACATCATCCGAAGAAGATGACGTGCTTAATCTTTGTAGGTTCTTAAATACATGTACCCCGTACTTCTTCCCGTTGAACAGCACACTGTTCTCATCTTCGCTGAACCGGATTCCGTCAACCTTGGCCTTGTCCTCCTTACTCATCAGCCCGTCATTGCTGGCAGATGCCAAAGAAAGTCGGACTGTGCCGTTATCAAATACGCCCGTCCACTTCGTCAGATCTTGTGGGTCATACTTCATGCGGAACCCTCTGAACTGTATTTCCATATTGTTATTAGACTCCAGGAAATACAGCATAAAATAGTAATTGCTTGCCGAATATATACGGTAACATGTCACGGGGCTGAAATTCTCATTCGTGTCGTCCTGAACCCCGATGAAAGGTGCTTTCAGGTTACCGCCGTTATAGTTCTCCAACATCTGGGGTAGGGTGCAGAACCATTCGCCACTGTTGGCCTTCTCCAGTATCGTGGAATCGTCCGAGGTTTCATTATATTTGGGATACCTCAATATGACCGGCTTGCCGGCATCGCTTTCAAAGGTGATATCTCCAATTCCGGTCAACTTTTCCCCGTTGATGGTCTTCAAGCCGTCCTCTTTTACCAAGCCCTCGCCCACATACTCTTTCAACCTTTCCACGAGCACGTGCCCGTTCTGCGTCCCCTCCTGAAACGGGATACCCTCTTTCCCCGTCAGCTCCGTGCGTTCCGTAGTCTGTAATATCGTTTTTCCTTCTACTGCCATAACTACTTATGTTTTAATTGTTTCTTAACTGTCCTTCTCGTCACCTCTGCCATCATCACGGGACTTCCGTCAGCCCAAAGCCAAGCCTTCCCTTTCTCCAAGAGCAAGGCATTGTCAATAAGCTCATACGAATCCCCGCACTCCGTGATACCGGAAGAATTGACGCGGGCTGTCCCCAGCCCCGTCATATTCAACCGTGAAAAGTTCATCCTCTCCATCATTCCGCCTCCCTGATAGTGCCCTTCGTCACCTCCGTCATGCTCTCAATCCTGATGTGCATCGGATAAACGCCATGGCCGAAACACCAGTCTATGAACTGGCCGGGATTGTACAAGCCCGCCGGGAGCGGGCACGATACGAACATGCCATCGTCCGAACTGCGCTGCAAAATATAAAACCCGCCGCCCGCCTTCCTTTCCAGATGAAGCGCATAGTCCGCGTTCACCGTCTCTTCCGCCACATACCTGTCACCCTGAAGGGTGAAATTCAAATTCCTAAGTGCCATCTTATTTTTCCTCCTTCTTTACTGTATTATTCTCATTCTCCCTTTGAAACAGAAGCTCTGCCGCCATCTTGGCTATCTCATCCTTGTTGTCAATAATGACTCTCATCGTCTTCTCCGCCTTCCGAAGCTCCTCCTTCTGCCATGATTTCTCCCTTACGGACACAAACTCACAGAAAATGCAGTAAGCCGTCCACAACATCGAGAACACCGGAATGGGAATCACCACGCAACAAAGGATGTCGATAAAACACAACGTAAGGAAAGGCGTGAAATACTTCTTTGCCTTCGTGGCCGTCTTCTTATATCCCGTAGAAGTCCGTGCCTCACCGCGTTGTTTGGCCTTTTGTACCCCCGAGACCAAATCCACGGCCATTGCACCTATCGTGGCCGCCACGCATAACGCTATGAGTATGATGTGGTTCATCATGTGGTTTTCAATAAAATCAATAATAGCTTTCTCCATTACAATACATTTTTCTAATTAATGCCAAAGCCCCCCGGTCCACAAGACAAGACCCCGGCAAACGGGTAGGCAGGCACCGCCGCCTTATACCCGTTATTTCAATAGTCAGGCAGAAGCGTCTTCTTTTATCTGCTTCACTATCTGGATGGCATCCGATATGTACTTCGGCAGTTCCTCACTCTCCGGGAAGTTCGACATCGTGTAATAACCGTTCTCATAATAGATGCTGCCCAACGGGGTTTCCTGCACGCCCTTCTGCATGCCTTCCTCCATAGGAAACTCCACTTCCTCCACCTTGTTCACCGAGGCGTTCACGCGTTTCAGTTCCTTTCCGTCCGTCTCATACTCGATGTAGTACTTGGCATTTGCCGTTGTGGTCTCTCCGTTGTAAATCACCCTCGTACTGTTTGTCTTAATCTCCATAATCTTTTGTTTTTTAATTAATGAATAATGTTATTTGAATTTCACATGTTTTTTCCACCGGATGCCTCCAATCACGCCCTGCTTATGGTCAACACCGTGCCCGACGCGGTGTACGTCGCGCCTCCCGGCACGAGCAAGAGCCACACGATGTCAGGCACGGTGCTGCTTTCCCCCGTCTGGTAGGAGTGCCATTTTGCCGCGTCCGCAGAGTTCGGCACGGCCACGAGTTCCACGTACGTGCAAGAGGTCGATACCACGAGCCGCGTGTAGGTCTCCACCCCGTTGTAGGATATCTTCGCCCCCGACGTTTGCACGCTGCTACCGCTGTATATGTAGAGGTGCGTCCCCAAGTAGTCCCCGGATGTGGGCAGTGTCACAGTGCCGCGCGAACTTCCGTCCCTTGTGGGAAAACAGAAGAATCCCCCTTTCTTCAATACGTCCCTCGTCACCGTGACGCTGTTATTGTTGGGGTCCACCTGTGGTACGGTCTTCATGTAACCCGAAAATTCCCCACTTCCTATTTTCAGAACCCCGTCTGCGTCCACGCTAGCCGTCACTTCTCCGTCATTGTTCTGTATGACAAACTGGTCGCTCGTCACGGTGATTTTTTTGTTTATCACGTCTATTCCCGTGGCAAGTTCCCCGTCATGTTTTCCCTCCACGAATCCTGAAGGCAGACTTCCTGTCAAGTCCCCTTCAAACACCATGATGCTGTCAAAATACAACGTACGGCTTGTTGTTTGTCCCGCCGTTCCAAGGCGTAATACAAGATAATTGCTTCCACTCGGAGCGGTAACCTTATATGCTTTCCTTGTCCATGACGATGTAAATTGAGGTTGGAAAGCTGTGAATCCAGCCAGTTCAAGCTGGTCGTTTTTTGAAAAGTAAGCCCCTGTCGCACCGCCGCTTTCTGTGAAAGTGGATGTCGCCCGTATCCACATGACTATGGTATATACTTTTCCGGAAACAACTGGAATTTGCGCACGCCCTACATATACCCATGAATTCCCTGTTACACACTGTATTTTCAAACTTTTGCTACCATGTATATGTGAGGACGTGTCAATCGAAACCGTACAATTTGACAGGTTTCGGTTCGCCAATCCGCCGTTTTCAAAACTTCCATCCGGGAAAATATTGTCCGGCCAAATACTATCCACCTTTAAAGAAATCTTGCTCGTCGTCTGCTCCAAAGTGCTCACATCCCCTTGTATGCCTTGTACCGTAGTTTTCAGACTGCTTGCCGTCTGCTCCACGGTACTTACCCTCGTGCCCAAGGAACTCACTTGCGATGCCGTGCTCGAAATCTGTCCCTTGGCGGATTTTATTTCGGCGGTATTGGTCTCCACTTCTTTCTCAAGCCCCGTCACGGAATCCGTCACGGTAGTGACCTTGGTAGACAATAAACCGATTTCACCTTCCGCTGCAGTTATTTCTGCATGCACCTTGGTATAAACATCCACAGCGTCACCCACAACAGGGACTTCCTGCATCATTATGATATTGCTCCCGTCATAAAGCCAGAACTTTATGGAGGTCGTCGTAGAAGTAGGGGATACCGTTACCGAACTTCCGCTTGCGGCGGTCTGTACGCTGCTGTCCGTGCCTACACGTTGGTATTTCAATGTCTTTTCCGTAGTTGTTGCCCTTGCATTGCTTCCCGTCTGTTTGTATTTCGTACAAGTCACGGACGTTGGGGTCAGCTTGTTATCCCAAGACTTCTTCACCACGTTTGCCGAAGGCTCTATGGTGTAGAATACAGCCGCATCCCCCTTGGGACCCGTCGCCCCGGTGGCGCCCGTGTTGCCCTTGAAAGCCACGGAAAATGAGAAATTCTTCGTGAAGGACTTCCCGTCCACGGTGATAGGCACAGTAAGCACGCCCTGTCCGGTAGTCAACGAAGAAGTGACGGACACCGTGAACGAGGCCGATGTGGTTCCGTTGCTTGAAATGCTCGTGGACATTCCCGACGGTGCTCCGGTTATAGTACCAATCGTTGCCGCCACCCTTGTGGCACCCTTGTATGCGATAACCTCGCATTTCGTGGATGCAGCGATGGCCGCACTCGTCGTTCCTTGGAAGGCATGCGATTCGTTGCCCAGAATTATGGTGTAGGCATCCGCGCCGTTCTTACCGGCGGCACCGTCCTTGCCATTCGTGCCATTTGTGCCATCCTTACCATTCGTCCCGTTGGTACCCGAAGAAACCTTGGCTATCGTCATCTCGTCATATACACCGCCCGAGGTGCAACGTATGGTCACAGACTTCGCGCTGCCCCAAACCGTCGAATTGTTATGTGCCAAGGCATAAGTCTGCGAAGTGGCTCCCGATATGTTCGTGAAAGAAGTCTGTCCCACCTGTTTATAGCTCCACTGGTATCCGGATGTCCCCGTGAGGGTGGCCGTCAGCGTAATGGAGGTAGGTGTGGGATTCCCAGAAAAATTGTTGGTGTATATAAACACCTGGTCGCCCGCCACCCTCACATACTTGGCCGCCGTACCATCCGTACCGTAATAACTCACGGAATACACCGTTGTCGGGTCACTCTTCTTGTAAGTCGTCACCGTTTTCGTCCAAAGGTATTTACCTTTCTGTGGCGAAGGTACGGTTGCGCTCCAGCTTCCTGTCGGTGCCGTCGTACCCGAACTTCCTATCTGGTAAGTATTCGATACCGACACGATGCCGTCACCGTCAGCTCCTGCGGGTCCCGTATCGCCCTTGTCACCTTTGGCTCCGTTAGCTCCCATCTTACCCACGCTGTACGACGTAGATGTGGTATTGTCCGTGTAGGTTATAACCGTGCGCGTCCAAAGGTACTGGTTGGCTGCCACGGAAGGGATAGAACTGTTCCACGTTCCTGTGGGCGGCGTGGTGCCCGATGTGCTTACCTGATAAGTCACGGCGGTACTTTTGATGCCTTTCCCATCCGCACCGTCGTCACCTTTGAACTTAGACCACGTGTAATCCGATGGAGTATTGCTCTCTGTGGCCGTTGTCTTGTTTACTGCTATGCCGATGTACTGTGTCGTGGATTTGGGAGTGTCATACATCCCGCTGCCCGTCGAGTTATCGGAATACTTTATCCATGTGTAAGTGGTTTTCCCGTCAGCCCCTTTTGCCCCCGGCACGCCTTGGTCGCCCTTTTCGCCTTTGATAAGTGACCATGTATAATCCGAAGGGGTGTTGCTTTCCGTGGCGGTGGTCTTGTTATAAGCAAACCCGATATAAGTTTTTCCCGTGGGCGAGTTGCTGATGCCCGAACCCGATGCGTTGTCAGCATAGCGTATCCAAGTATAGCGGGGTGTCCCGTCAGCACCCTTTGGACCCTGTACTCCCTGTGGACCAGTATCACCCTTATCCCCATAAGTACCGATAATCACCGGACTGCTCGTATATTTCGTATCATTGGTGTAAGTCACCACCTCATAGTTCCAAAGGTACTTCTTGGAAGATGAAGTGGACTGCACCGAAGTCGTCCATCCTGACGTTGAAGTTGTCACTCCACTCGATGCCGAAGAGGCCAAATAATATTCCGTAATGGACTTTATACCCACACCCGTCGCCCCGGTGGCGCCCGTGTTGCCTGTATTTCCGTATGCACCTATGACCCTCTTTTTGGTCTCGCTTGTCGTGCTGTTGGTATAGGTGACAATTTCATAATTCCACAGATAACGGTTCGTGGTGGTCATTGTAGGTACCGTGTCGCTCCATGATGTCGGCGCGGTGGTGTTCGATGCGGATACGGCATACTTGTTGGTTATGGACTTGATGCCCACTCCGTTTGTGCCGTCCGCTCCGTCCGCTCCCGCCTTTACTTTATATACAGAGAATACCGCAGATAGGTCTGTCTTTCCGCTCTTCTTGGCCGTGACTGTCACCGTGCCAGTATCCGCGCTTACCCCCGTGACCGTGATTTGTCCCGTCGATGAGTTCACGCTTCCGGAACATCCGGAGAATGCACCCGTAAACGCCCAACCCGTATCAGGTTCCGTGCCATAATATACCGTGGCCTTGCTGCTCGGGAATCCGCCGGTCACGTTCCCCGAAGCGTCACACGACACCGGGCCGCCGTCGTTGTCCAAGTCCAGATAGTAATGCCCCGCACGCGCGGCATCCTCCACAGCCTGATTCGCCTTGTTCGTCGCGTCGTCCGCAGCTTTCTTGGCCCCAGCGGCAATCGCGTCGAGGATGGTCTTCCGCGCATCGTAGTAGGCCGATATGTTCGCGTAGTCACTTCCCACCGTGATATATTCCGGTGACGAAGCCGTATATTTCGTCAGGGCAGCGTTGGCAAGGTCATAAGCCGACTTGTAAGCCGTGGTGGACACGGCATAGCGTGCGGCGTTGGCGGTAATCTCCCCGTATTCCGAACGGATGTCCGCCTGCTGCTGTTTCAGGGCTGTCTTTTCGATAGGGGATATGAGGTTGTCGCTCTTGATGTTCGCCAGTTCCTTGTTGGCATTCGTGGCATCAGCCTGAGCGTTCTTGGCCGCTTCCGCTGCGTCATCTGCCGCCTTTTGGGCATCCTCTATCATCCCGTTCACGTCCTCGATGGCGGGTGTCCAGTCCGCTTCCACCGTCCCCTTGTTGACCATGAAGTTCCACACGCGGAAGTAACCGCCGGGGTTTATCTTGATATAGTCAAAACGGATAAAAGGACTTCCATTGTCTGTCTCGACAACGGGGTCGGATGAATTGTAATGGGTGTTAAGCGTGATGATGGAAGACGTGTGGTGCCCTTTCCCATTGCCTCTTAGAACAAGCCCAAATCCACTGTAGGCGTAATATTCGTTAAACTGTGCAGATATTTTTGAGTTGCTCTCAAAAACAATGTCTTTCGCCTCATAGTCGAATGATACCACAACCTTGTCACCTTTCTTTAATCCAATCGTCGTGTATCCGAGAGTGTCGGTGTGATTTTCTTTATAAGCCACCGAAGTCACCTTCTTCTCATTGGTAGTTCCCCACGCATAGTTACGCCCTCCCATTTTAATTCCCGCCACCACCTTGTCCGCGTACGCCTTCGCCGCGTCCGAGATGGCCGTCAGGGCGGCACTCTTCTGCGTATAGTACGCCGTGCGCTTCGTGGCGAAGTCCGAAGGGATGGCCACGGTCTCCGAAGAGGAAGACACCACGCCGTTGATAGCCGTCCGGTAGTTCGTGTAAGCCGTGTTATAAGCTGTGGGAGTACCGAGGCCGTACTTCGTGTAACCGTCCGTGACCTGCGTCTTGTCCCCGTCGATGCGGGCAAGCTCCTCCTTCAACTGTTTCTTTTCAGAAGGGGAAAACTTGCCGTCGGCCGCCCATTCGTCCATGCGCTCCTTCTCGGCGTCCACGTCCGCCTGCGCCTTGTCGGCGGCATTCTTCGCCGCCGCCGCGTCCTCTATGGCCTGCGAGGCGCTCTCCGCTGCCGCGTCAGCCGCCTCTTGCGCGTTGTCGGCCAGCTCCTTGGCCTTGGCCGATATGGCATTCAGCAAGTCCGTGCGCGCGTCATAGTAAGCCTTGAACTTCGCCCTGAACTCCGTGCCCGTGATGTTGCTTGTAGAACTTAAATCTGACAATAGGGGCGTTATATACGTGCTTAATGCCGTGTAAGCGGAGCCGTAGGCCGTTTTGGACACGCCGAACTTGTCCGCCGAAGCGTCGTTTTTAGGCTTCTCGGACACTATCACGTCCCATTCCTTTTTGGTCTGCTGTTTTTCCTGCGCCGTGAGCTTGTTGTCGTTAGCGATGTCCGAAAGCATGGAGTTCGCCTCGTCGGCATCGTCCTGGGCGTTTTTCGCTGCCGTGGCCGCATTGTCCGCGGCTGTCTTGGCCTCTATGGCCTTTTGTGCCGCCTCGCTCGCCGATTCTGCCGCTTCCTCTGCCTTCGCGGCCGCGTCGTCTGCTGCCTTTTTCGCCGCGTCAGACGCTTCCTTGGCCTTTGCGGCGATGGTATCCAATATCGTCTGCCGTTTGGAATAATAGGCGGAGATGTCCGAATAGTCGGATTCCACGGTGATGTATTCGGGAGTGGAGGCAGTGTATTTGGTAAGCGCGGCATCGGCCTTCTTGTACGCGGCCTCATAGTCCGTCACGCTTATGGAATACTTTCCGGCCTCCGTCGTTATCTGCCCGTGTTCCGCCTTTATGTCGGCATGCTGTTGCTTCAGCGCGGTTTTCTCCACCGGGCTTATCGTGCCGTCGGATTTCAGGTTGTCCAGTTCCGTGTTGGCGGCTTGTGCTTCCGTCTTGGCTTCCCCTGCCGTGGCGGCGGCTTCGTCGGCGGCTTCCTGTGCCGCATTCGCGGCCTCCGCAGCCTCCCGTGCGGCCTCTGCCGCCTCGTTGGCCTTCGTGTCGTCCGTATAGCGTGAGGCAAGCTCCCAATGCGAGATGGAGAAAGCCTCATTCTCTTTCTTGGCGGTTTTGCAACGCAGCAGGTCGTTCTTGTACGTATCCCCGTAAGTCGCGTTCACCCAAAGGTCGCCCACGTCGTAAGCCTGCCCCGTGGTGGGCTGGCTGACGAATACCCTGCGTTTGCC